TTCTGATGACTTCACTGCCGCTGATTTCACGCAGCTTAGAATGCTGGCCAATGAGCTTGGACTTTCGCCGGCAGCTAGGGCAAAAATGCCAAAGCAGTCTGAGAAAAAAGAGCAAAACGATTTTGACGAACTATAAAAATCACTCGGAAATAGCCCACCAGTACGCTCGTGATATTGTTGCGGGCAAAATTCCAGCAGGCAAGTATATTGTTTTGGCTTGCAAGCGGCATCTAAAAGACCTTGATCGCTCAAAGTCTGGAGCTAGTCGTTGGTTTTACGATGAGAGCAAAGGCAATAGGGTGTGTAAATTTATAGAGCTAATGCCGCACACTAAGGGTAAATGGGCGCGCGAGCGTAAAAAGTTAACGCTTGAGCCGTGGCAATGCTTCCTTGTTTGCGGTATTTTCGGCTGGGTTGATCGTCAAACCGGATTGCGCAAGCACCGCGAAGCTATGCTATTCGTGCCGCGCAAAAACGGAAAAAGCCAGCTTGCCGCCGCCATTGGCTTGTACATGCTCACACTTGACGGAGAGGTTGGCGCAGAGGTTTATAGCGGCGCGACTACGCAAAAGCAAGCGTTAGAGGTTTTTACCCCCGCTAAAATCATGGCCGAAAAATCGCCGCAGCTATTAAAAAAATTCAATGTCGAGGTTAGAGCGTCGGTAATTCTTGAGACTGAAAACCTCGGAAAATTTGAACCCATCATTGGCAACCCAGGAGACGGCTCAAGTCCTCACTGCGCAATAGTTGACGAATATCACGAGCGCGCCGATGATCGACAAGTGGAGACAATGGTCACAGGCATGGGCGCGCGTGATCAGCCATTGCTTTTGATTGTCACAACGGCTGGTGACAACCTTAGCGGCCCTTGCCATCAAATGCAGATTGATTGCCAGGCCGTTCTTGATGGCGCACGCGAAGATGATCGTGTGTTTTCCCTTATTTACGCGATAGACAAAGGCGACGACTGGCAAGATATACGAAATGTAATAAAGGCCAATCCGAATTATGGCGTTTCCGTTAATGCTGAATACCTAGAATTACAACTGAGTCAGGCAAAGCAGACGCCGCGCAAGCAGTCAGCGTTTCAAACCAAGCACTGTAATGTGTGGGTTGGTGCTCGTGACGCCTATTTTAATGTGCAGAGGTGGGATTCTTGCGCAGATAGTAGTGTAAAATTTGAGGATTTGGCAGGCTGCAAGGCTTGGCTGGGGCTTGACCTTGCAAGCAAAATCGATATTGCTAGTGTCGCCGCTTATATTGAGCGCGACGGCCTGCCGCCGTTTGCGTTTGTTAAAAACTATTTGCCCGAGGAGACTATTTTAAACAATGAGGCATACCAAGCTTGGGCTGTAGATGGGCACATAATACAAACCGGCGGCGCAATCATTGATCAAGAAAAAATAAAGGATGATATTTTAGAGCTTCTTGAACTTCTGGATGTGCAGGAAGTTGCGCTTGATCCGCACATGGCTGTGAAATTAACGACGGAATTGCTTGACGAAGGGGCGCCAGTTGTGGAGGTGTCGCCAAGCATGGTAAACTTTAGCGAGCCAATGAAACAACTGGAAGCCGATATTTTAGCGGGTAAAATCGCGCATAGTGGGGGCCCTGTCATGCGGTGGATGATTTCAAACGTGACGACGCGCGAGAACTACAAAGGGCAAGTTTACCCGAGAAAAGAGCGCGACGAAAACAAAATTGATGGCGTGGTTGCACTAATAATGGCAATGGGGCGTGCGATGCTAAACGAGCAGCCGCCAAACATAGACGAATGGCTGAATAACATGGTTAAAATGAATGGCTAATTTTATGTTTTGGCGACGCGGCGGCGGTAAAGAGGTGCGAGAGGGGTTACAAGCATACGGCCCCAGCATCACAACAAGCGTAACATTTGATACTGCAATGCAGGTTAGCGCGTTTTGGGCGTCGGCTAGATTGCTAACTGAAACCGTTTCGGCGATGCCAATTAGCTGCTACAAGCTTGATGGCGACACGCGCATTAGTAATAATGATTACGGCATTTACCGACTTCTGAACCAAATGCCTAACCGCTACCAAACACGGAACGAGTTTTTCGAGTCGATAATGTTAAATTTGGTGACGTGCGGTAATTCATATTGCCTAATCCAGCGCTCAGGCAATCGAATTATTGGCTTAATGCCGATCCCCGCCACACAGATGGAACCATGGCTAATGCGTGACGGGTCGATCGTTTACCGCTTTACCGACCTAGACAGCAAGCAGCACGCATACAAAGAACAAGATATTTGGCACGTCAAGCTATTTGGCAACGGAATTGTTGGGCTTTCCCCGCTACAATATGCCGCCAAATCGCTCGAGACAGCGATGATTCAGGATGATAGAAACAAGAAAACGTCAAAAAGTGGCGGCAAAGTTGCTGGGTATGTTGAAACTCCGGCGGGTACGATTTTGAAAAAAGAGCAGCGCAACGCAATACGCGAAGAGCTGCAAGCTATGGTATCTGGTGATGCCGACTTTTTGCCGGTGCTAGAAATGGGCGCAAAATTTGTACCAACAGGTCTAAATCCTAGTGATGTTAAACTTTTAGAGTCTCGCCGCTTTAGTATTGAAGATATTGCGCGCTTTATGGGCGTGCCTTCCGTGCTCATAAACGACACAGCGGGAAGTACAGTGTGGGGCTCTGGCATCGGCCAGCTTGTTGAAGGCTTTTACAAGCTGAATTTGCGCCCCTATCTTGAGCGTATTGAATCCAGCATCAAACGACACCTTATGCCAATTGGCGACTTTGATAATTATTCGATCGAGTTTGATTTTGATTCACTATTGCGCGCCGATTTAGCTACGCGATTGAACACCAACAGCGCCGCAATCAACTCTGGCCAGATGACGCCGAACGAGGCACGCGCCGCAGAGGGTAGAGCCCCACAAGAGGGGGGCGACAAAATTTATTTAAATGGCACATTGGTGCCAGCCGGTACAGCGCAAAACAATTTAGGGGGCGCGAACAATGAAGAAATTTAGATTGGACGGTATTGTTGGTTACGACTTCACAGCCGCTAGTGTTGCCTCTCAGCTTTTGGGTGCTGGCGACGTTGAGGTTACGCTAAACAGTCAAGGTGGTGACGTGCTAGAGGGCATGGCAATTTACAATGCCTTTAACGACCATAAAGGCTCCGTTAAATTTGTTATCGATCAAGCGATGAGTATGGCTACAATCATTATGTTGGCTGGTGATGAGCGCGTTGGTCGCCGTGAGTCAAGTATGATTATGATCCATCGCCCTTGGGGTATGGGTATGGGTAATGCTGACGAAATGCGGGACAGCGCCGACATTCTCGACAAAATGCAAGCTCAAATGCAGGCTATTTACAGCGGGTCAATGAATTGCAGCGCTGACGAGCTAGCAAAAATGCTTGACGACGAAACCTATATGGATGCAGATGAGGCGTTAGCGTGCGGTCTGCTCACTTCTGTGGTCAGTGGCAGCAAAAATGCGCTACACCAAATGGCATTTGCCGCGCTAGCTAACGAAGATTTGAAGCTTAACCGCGCAAAATACACAGCTAAAGTCAAGCAGATAGAAAACAAAACCAGCGACTTTTGCAACTCACTACAAAATGCTGGTAAAATGTCAGAAATTGAGGCTAGTTTGCGAACGCGCGGACTAAGCCGCACCGAGGCCACAGCTATTGTGGCAGCAGTGAAGCGTGCGCAAGGTGATCTTGCGGGTGCTGCGAGCGCAGAGAATGCGAGCGCAAAAGCGTTAGAATTTTTAAATAATTTTAAACTTTAACCCTAAAAGGTCACGAATCATGGAATTTCAAGCACAATTAGAGCGATCACTCTCAAAACTTGGCGCTCAGGTTGATGAGAAAATCAAACAAGCAAACGCGCAAAGCGAGGAAAAGCTTGGCGCTAAGTTTATGGGCGAGCTTAAAGACTTGTCTGTTAAATTCAAAGAAACCCAAGACGAGCTTACCGCACTTGCGCAAAAATCATTTGCTACTCAATCTGCTGAGCAAAAGCAAACCATGGG